GGCGGGGAGTACATTCCGCTGCGCAACCGCCGCCCGAGCGTGCGCTATCCGCTGGCGCGGATCGTGGTCGACGATTCGATTTCCCTGGTGTTCAGCGAGGGACATTTCCCCACCATCGACTGCGACGACCGCCGGGTGCGCGCGGTGTTCGCCGATGTGGTGAAGGAGTGCACGCTGAACCAGGTGATGATGGAAGCCGCCTTGCGCGGTTCCATCGGGTCGGTCGCCATCCTGTTCCGCGTGCTGCGGGGGCGGATGTTTTTTCGGGTGCTGGAAACGCCGTTCCTGACGCCGCACTGGGACCCGCTGGCGCCTGACGAACTGGCGGACGTGACGGAGCTGTACAAGGTGCCCGGCGCCGCGTTGCTGGCACGCGGCTATGACGATATCGAGCCGGCAGCGGAATACTGGTTCCAGCGTCGCTGGGACCAGATGGAGGAGACCTGGTTCCTGCCGGTGGCGGTGGCCGGTGGCGAGCGGCCGCGCGCGCGCGACGATGCGCGCAGCGTGCGCCACGGCCTGGGCTTTGTGCCGATGGTGTGGGTGAAGAACCTGCCGGGCGGGCCCGATGGCGTGGAATGCGTGGACGGCGCCTGCACCTTTCGCGCTGCCGTGGAGACCACGATCGAGATCGACTACCAGTTGAGCCAGGCCGGGCGCGGGTTGAAATACTCGTCCGACCCCACGCTGCTGATCCGCGAGCCCGCCGGTGTGGAGGGCGAGATGGTGCGCGGCGGCGGCAATGCGCTGGTGGTGAGCGAAAAGGGCGACGCGCGGCTGCTGGAAATCAACGGCACCGCGGCGGCCGCGGTGATCGAGTATGTGCGCACGCTGCGCGAAATGGCGCTGGAAGGCGTGCACGGAAACCGGGCGAACCCGGACAGGTTGTCGGCGGCCCAGTCGGGGCGCGCCATTGAAATGATGAACCAGGGCCTGGTGTGGCTCGCCGACAACCTGCGTGTTTCCTATGGCGACGCCGTGCTGAAGCTGGCGCGGATGGTGGTGCGGGCATCGAACCTCTATCCGCTGCGGGTTTTCGGCGCGGTGGTGGAGCCGCTGCCGCTGGCAGCGCGGCTGGGGCTGATCTGGCCGCGCTGGTATGCGCCGACCAGCGAAGACCGGGCGCGCGACGCGCAAACCCTGCGCACGCTGGTGGATGCCGGCCAGATCAGCCGCGAGACGGCGCTGAAATCCATAGCCGACGTCTATGACATTGAGGATGTGCATGCGGAACTGGCGCGCATTGGCGCCACCCATGCGGTGGCGGGACCCGACCCGCAGGAGGATGCATGAACGACAATCCGATGGATGCCGCCATGGCCGATGGCCAGGGGGGAGAGCACGATGTCACCGCGGCCTTGCAGGCAGCGCTGGAACAGCGGCTGGCCGCCCTTGAAGCCTCGGTGCGCGAGCGCCTGGTGCGCGCCGAGATGAAGGCGCACGCGGTGCGGGCCGGCATGGTGGACCTGGATGGGCTGAAGCTGCTGGATACCAGCCAGGTGACGCTGAACGAACGCGACGAGGTGGTGGGCGCGGAATCGCTGATGGCGCAGATGCGCCGCGCCAAGCCGTGGCTGTTCGGCGGGCCGAGCAGCTCTTCGGCCGCGGTGGCGCCACAGGCGATGGCGCCGCGCTCGAAGCTGGCAACCGAGATGACCGAGACCGAGTGGCGTAGTGCTCGGGCGGAGTTGCTGCGGCGCATCTAAAAGGCAAGGCCAGGGGCGTCGCCCCTGGACCCCAGAAGGGGGCCGAGCCCCCTTCACCCTCGACCACGACACCGACCACGACACCGACAATCGATCCTGCCGGGGCACCCCGGCGGGCCGTCAACGCGTGAGGAGTGAACATGCCGATTTCGAATTTTCCGGCCGCACTGCAGCCGATCATCCAGCTGGGCTATCTGGAGCGCGAGTTCGAGCAGGCGCTGCGCTCGCGCCTTGGCTACCGGGCGGTGGCCGACCGCATGAGCTTCAGCGTGGGCATCGGCGAGACGCTCACCAAAACCCGCGCCGGGCTGAAGGCGGCGGTCACCACGCCGCTGGCGCCCTCGGCCAACACCAACCTGGATAACGGGTTGACGCCGTCTGGCTATGGGGTGGAACAGTTCACCATCACGCTGGACCATTACGCAGCCACTACCGACCTGAACATGGTGACCAGCCGCATTGGCATCGCCAACCAGTTCCTGCAGAACGCCGCCGTCAACGGCGAGCAGGCGGCGCGCAGCCTGGACGACCTGGCGCGCAACGCGCTGTTTGCCGCGTATTTTGGCGGCAACACCCGCGTGCGCACCACGCTGGGCGCACCGGCGGTGAACGTGGCGGTCGATGACGTGCGTGGTTTCCAGCAGGTCTTTGTCAATGGCGTGCCGACCGCTGTTGGCGCTGGCGCCACGTTGCCGGTCAATTTCGGCCCCAATGCCTACACGCTGGTCGGCGTGACGGTGGATGGCAGCAGTGTGTCGGGCGCGCCGGGCGGCCGGTCGGGCGTGCTGACGTTCAGCACCAACGTGGCCGTGCTGGATGGCACCGTCGGCGTGGCGGTGGTGGCGCAGAACGCCAGTTCGATCGCGCGCCCGGCCGGGCGGGCCACCACGGCGGCACTGACGTCGGTTGACACGCTGAACATGGGCACGCTGCTGAACGCGGTGGCGACGCTGCGGATGAACGCGGTGCCGGAGATCGATGGTGTCTACAACTGCTATCTTGACCCGGTATCGGCGCGCCAGCTGTTCGGCGATGCCGATTTCCGCCAGCTGTTCCAGGGTGCCACCGGGGCCAACCAGATCTACGCCAAGGGGCTGATCAACGAGTTCCTGGGCCTGCGTTTCATTCCCACCACCGAGGCCTATGTGCAGACCCACCCCAGCATCGGCGGTGCGGTGGTGCGCCGCCCCATCGTGTGCGGCAAGGGTGCGTTGATCGAGGGCGGGTTCGCCGGGCTGGGGGCGGACGATACCGCGCCGCAGAACTCCATCGTCTCGATCGTCGATGGCGTGGCCATGGTGACGCGCGAGCCGATCGACCGGCTACAGCAGATCATCGCCCAGAGCTGGTACTGGATCGGTGGCTTCTGCGCGCCGTCGGACGTGACCACCAATTCGACCACCGTGCCGACCGCCACCGGGGCGGCCTTCAAGCGTGCGGTGATGATCGAGCATTTCGGCTGACGATTGAACTTGGGGGGGCTGATGGACGGCCCCCCCATCGACATTTCCGGCGCGCGGGCCAGGAGGCGTGAATGGCGTTCAACGATGCGGAGCGGACGGATATACGCCGGCATTGCGGCTATCCAACCTATGGCAGCGGGGCCGAGGGGTTTCAGGGATGGCGGTTCCACCAGGCCTATGGGCTGCTGGAATTCCGCATGACGCGCATGTCGGGCGCGGAGGAGGCTGTGACGCGACAGTACCTCGCCACGCTGGCGGACCTGGAGCGCGCAGTGCCCGAAGCGGGCGCGATGATGGATACCGAACAGGCCGCGGTGTGGAAGCGCAACCCGCGCGAGTTGCGGGAGCGCACCGCGCTGTTTGACGATTGGCGCCGGCGGATGTGCGGGTTTCTGGGCGTGCCGCCCGGGCCGGCGCTGGGCGGGCGCTCGCCGGTGGTGGTGGTTTAAGGCCAGGCCGGCGCTTTGTTTTGCATGAGGAGCACGACCATGAACGTCGACCGCGTGCAGGATGCCGTGCATCGGGGCCTGGGCCGCGCCGGGCGCGTGGTGGGCGATTGGTGCGAGGTGCTGCGCCCGGACGGGCCGGCGCTGCCGATGGCGGCGTCTCGCCTGGTGCTGCGGATGCCGGCGGCGTTCAGTGCGCCGGATGGGCGGTTTGCGCGGCCGGTGGGGCATGGCCAAGTGTATTGGCATGGCGTTTTCGACGCTGCCTACACCAAGGTTGGCGATTACATCCGGCGCGGCGACGGCGCGGTGTGGTTCATCGCGGCCCAGCAGCGGCTGCTGCCGGTGCTGTGCGTGCGCGCCAGCCGGGTGGTGGATGTGCTGCGGCCGGGCGGGCCGGAGGCGCCGGGCCTGGCACCGTATGGCGGCGGGGCGGCGCCCGAGGCGGTGCTGCGCGGCTGGCCGGCGGGGATACTGCCCGGTGGCGGCGGCACCATGTCGGAGTTGCCCGAGGGGCTGTCCGCTGGGGTCTGGACGGTGTTGCTGCCGGCGGTGGCCGGCGTGGTGCTGCGGCCGGGCGACAGCATGCGCGACGAGCTGGGGCGCAGTGGCACCATTGCACAGGCGGAATTGTCGGAGCCGGGCTGGCGCCTGCTGGTGCGCCGGACCGCGAGTTAGGAAACACGCATGGCTGATCTATCAGATGTGGAAGAGGCGCTGCTGCGGCTGGCGGCAGGGGTGTTGTACCCCGAGGGGCCGGCTGCCCCCAGCATCGTGGGGCGCGCGTGCCGGCTGTATCGCGGCTGGCCGCAGGGGGCGGCATTGGATGCCGACCTGGCCGCCGGGCTGGCGCATGTGACGGTGTTTCCCGAGGCGCGACCCCAGGCGGTAACCACGCGCCACCCCGACAGGTTGGAGGTGCTGGCAGCACCGGCGCCGGGGTTGGTGATCGTGGTGGCCGGGCGCAGCGCCACGGTGGAGGGCAGCGCCCATGCGGGGCAGGTGGCCGGGTTGATGGTGGATGGCATGGCGGTGGTGCACCGCACAGCACCGGGCGACACGCCCGAGATGGTGGCCGCCGTGCTCGCCACCTATCTGCGCACGCAGAAGGTGGTGACGGTGGAGGGCGCCACGCTGACGGTGGTGGGCAGCGGGCCGATGGTGGGGCGCGTGGTCGCCGACCGGATGGTGCAGCGCCAAACCCGGCGGCAGCGCCAGGTGTTCCGCCTGTCGGCCTGGTGCCCCGACCCGGGCATCCGCGACCGGCTGGTGGGGGCGATGGATGCCCAGTTCTCGACAGTGGATTTCCTCGATCTGCCGGATGGCGGGCGGGGCCGGCTGACCTTCCGCGGCAGCGTGGTGCACGACCAGGGGCGCGCCGCCCGGCTGTTTCGGCGCGATCTGTTGTACGCGGTCGACTATGCCACGACGGTGTCGCAGACGCTGCCGGCGATGATCTTTGGCAACCTGCGCTTCGCCCCCGGCGGAGTGGTGGCGCGCAGCGTGATCGGTTGATCTTTCAGGAGACAAGAATGGAGTTGCATCTGGTGGTCGTGCGCGCCTTCGGGCCGTACGCGAAGGGCGACGTGGTCGCCGATGCCGCGGCGGTTGCGGCGGTTCTGGCGGGCGAACATGCAGGCTGCGTGGTGCGGGTTGCCGCACCCGCCGGCGGGGAGGGCTGAACCATGCCGATCGTGCAACAAGGCAGCATCAACACCACGGCACTGATCGTGCCCGATCTGTATGTGCAGATCGTGCCGCCGCAGAACCTGGTGATCAACGGCGTGCCCACCAACGTGGTGGGCGTGGCCGGCACCGCGCACTGGGGCCCGGTGGGCGAGCCGGTGATCGTGGGCAGCATGAGCGACTATGCCCGCAGCTTCGGCGCGGTGCTGGCGCGCAAGCATGACATGGGCACGCAGGTGGCCACCGCGGTGCAACAGGGGGCGTCGGATTTTCGCTGCGTGCGGGTGAGCGACGGCACCGACTCGGCCGCCGCGTTCCAGATCCCGACCACGGGTTTCATTCTGATCGCGCTGTACACCGGCAGCCGCGGCAACCAGATTGTGGTGACGCTGGCGCCGGGGTCCAAGGCCGCCAGTTGGCGCTTCACCATCACCCTGCCCGGGATGGTGCCGGAGGTGTACGACAACATCACCGGCAGCGGGGCTGGATTCTGGACCGCGCTGGCCGCGGCCATCAACACCGGCCAGGGGCCGCAGCGCGGGCCGAGCCAGATGGTGGTGGCCACTGCCGGCGGCACGGCGGTGGCGCCCAGCAGCTTCGGCTATGATTTCGGCTCTGGCGTGGCGGGCACCGATGGCGCCGGCGTGTCGGCCACCCATCTGGTGGGCGTGGACACGGTGCCGCGGCGCGGCATGTTTGTGCTGCGCGGGCAGCGCTGCTCGATCGCGTTGCTGGCCGATGCCGATGCAACCGCGCAATGGTCGGCCCAGGCGGCGTTCGGGCTGTCGGAGGGGATCTACATGATCCTGACCGGGGCGGCGGGCGAGGGCATTGCCGCGGCGGTGGCGAACAAGGCCGCGGCCGGGCTCGACTCCTATGCCTGCAAGCTGATGTTTGGCGATTGGGTGTGGTGGAACGACCAGGCCAATGCGGTGCTGCGGATGGTGAGCCCGCAGGGCTTTGCGGCCGGGCGGCTGGCCAATCTGTCACCGGAACAGTCGAGCCTGAACAAGCCGTTGTACGGCGTGGCGGGCACCCAGCGATCGGGCAGCCCGGGCAGCGGCACGCGCGGCACCTATTCGGCGGCCGAGCTGTCGGCGTTGTTCGTGGGCGGGCTTGATGTGATTGCCAATCCGCAGCCGGGCGGGGCGTTCTGGGGCGTGCGCGGCGGGCACAACAGCAGCAGCAATGCGGCGACCAACGGCGACAACTATACCCGCATGACCAACTTCATCGCAGCCTCGCTGGCGGCGGGCATGGGGCAGTATGTGGGCCAGGTGATCAACCAGGACCTGTTCCGCCGCATTCGCGCCACGCAGCTTTCGTTCCTGCAGAATATGCTGGGGCAGGGGCTGCTGGGCTCGCGCGATGGGTCGCTGCCGTTCTCGGTGATTTGCGATGCGGGCAATAACCCGCTGAGCCGCACCGGGCTGGGCTATGTGCAGTCGGACGCGCAGGTGCAGTACCAGGCGATCAACGAGAAGTTCATCGTCAACCTGGAAGGCGGGCAGACGGTGGCGGTGACGCGCCAGACGTTGCCGAATACGCCAGGGGCGCTGGTGGCGTAAGCCGGGGCTTCGCCCCACACCCCAGCAGGGGGCCGAGCCCCCTGCACCCTCATGACTTAATGGAAGGGGTCCAGGGGCGACGCCCCTGGCGGGTCGAGGGCAGCGCCCTCGCCTTCCCATTCTTTGGGAGTTTTGCGCATGGCGAGCAATGATTTTTCGGTTGGCCGCGATTGCCAACTGGTGGTGATGGGCCCCTTTGGGCGGGTCGATTTGGCGCATGTGACCGGCTTCGACAGCCGCCAGCAGACCGCCTCGATCCGGGTTGACCGGATTGACGGGCGGCAGATGGCGGCCGAGTTGCCCAAGGGCTGGGAGGGGATGTTCGAGTTGGAGCGCGGCAGTTCGGCAGCCGACGACTTCATCGCCCGCATCGAGGCCGCCTACAACGACGGCGGCGCGGTGCCGGCGGGCACGCTGTATCAGTACATCAGCGAAACCGACGGCTCCACCAGCACCTATCAATACGACGGCGCGGTGTTCCGCTTTGCCCAGGCCGGGCAGTGGCGCGGCGATGCCAGCGTGCGCCAGCGGCTGGAATTCTTCGCCAGCGCGCGGCGGCGCATCTGATGGACGAGGTGGTGGATACGCGCGGCCGGCTGCTGGGGCTGCGGCGGTTGAGCGTGCTGGACCGGCTGCGGCTGTATGAGGCGGCCGGGGCCGAGCTGTCGCGCAATGATCGCTGGCTGGGGCTGGCGGTTCTGGCGGCCAGCGTGGCGGCGATCGACGGCGTGCCGGTGCCGATGCCGGCGAGCAAGGCGGGCATCGAGGCGGCGGTGCAGCGGCTGGACGAGGAGGGCCTGGCGGCGGTGGCCGCGGGGCTGGTTCCCGAGAAGCCGCTGGACAGGAAGCTGGCGGGAAACTGAGCCGGCACCCCGATCTGCGCGATGTTCTGTATCTCGCGATGAACGGGGTGCCGATTGAGACGGCCGCTGGCCTTTCGCCCACGCAACGCTTCGCCTGGGTGGTGGCCATCGGCACGCTGAAGGGCGGGTCGTTCGACTGGGAGGCGCTGTCGTGGAGAACCCCATGAACGAAACTGTCGCGAAGCTGAGCGACGACGCGCCGCTGGAAGACCGGCTGGGCGAGGCGGCGTTGGCCGCGGTGATGGGCGATCCCTATGAGGTGGGGTTGCGCATTGCGCTGGATGACGGCGTGGCCGCGGCGCTGCCGGCGGTGGCGCGCGAGCTGGCCTGGCTGGATGCGGCGGTGGCGGCGAGTGGCGCCGGGCTGGCGGGGTTGTCCCGGGCGCCGGCGACGATTGTCGCGCGGCCGGCTGCGGCGGCTGCGGTGGCTGAAGTGGGCGCCGATGCGCCGCCGGTTGTTGCACGGGGCGGCAGAAGCCCGGCAGACGGATTTGCCGTGGTGGAGCGCGCGGCCGAGCGCATGGCTGCGCCGGATTGGGCGCCCCGGGGGCCACCAGCGGCGGCACCCATGACTGCGCCGCGAGCGGCCGAGGCGCCTGGCGCGATGCGGACGGAGGTTGGGCCGACAGAGGCTGGGCCGTCAGAGGCGGGGCCTGCTCAGGCTGGGCCGGCTGAGGTGGGGCCTGCTCAGGCGGGGCCGGCTGAGGCGGGGCGGCTGGATTGGGGCGGCACGGCGTGGGGCCGGCTGG